GGTGCCCCAGAGCGTTAAGATTTCCCACGTGTCTTGTCTCTTTCGTTCTATCCCGTTTCTGACTTTTCGTTTCGTCTTCGTTTCTGCTTTTTTGTTTTCGACACGCCGTGTGTTGTGTGTTTGTGTGTTGTGTGTTATACTGTAGTTACAAGGTTCAAGGAAAGGAACAATAATGAACACCGATAACAAGAATGAGATTATGGGCCGTGTTGTAGTGGAAGGTGCTGGGACTGCGAAAAAAGCTAGGCTTGATAATATGAGGTCAATTCTGTTGGATATGTATTTTATGGGTTTTGATGCGCGTGCGTATCGTGTGAGCGGGATAGTGACAGATATGAACGACCTTGGTTATGATGACTGGGCTAAGGTACCTCAGAAGGTGCAAGCGCGTTTGATGTATGATAACTATAGGCTTGAGGATTAGGAGAAGCGAACTGAACGCCCTTATTGTTGGGGGCATTCTTTTAAAAGGAAGGTTGATTATGTCAGTGATTGAATCGCGTATGAGCGATAAGTATTTTATAGGCGGTTCTAAGGTGAGTTCGAGCAAGAAGCGTGGTGGTCATCATAATAGGGGAGTCGCTGTTAACGATGATAGTATTTATGATTTTGTGAACTTGCGGTACCGGGATGATATTGAGCGGTTTCGACGTGGCGGTTGTCGCCGTAATGCCGGTTAAAACATGCCCCCTACATATAACGTAGGGGGCATGTATTGCGGTTACTTGGCTGTGATGTTGATTTCCAGTTTGTCTAGTTTGTCGGTTACTGCTTTTTGTACTGCGGTTGCGATTGTTGTCGGATCAGCGCCCATGCTTTTAGAGAGGGCTTCGATGGCTGTGGCTTGTGCGGCAAGCGTGGTTTTAAGTGCGGCGATATCGTAGCGTGTTTGGATTACTGAGTCAAAAATATTTCGACCGTCGAGACCTTTGGCGGTGTAGAGTGCCTCAGTGGCGCGGTCTTTGAGCTCGTTTCGCGTTTGGATTACCGAATCAAAAATGTTTCGGCCGTCGTTGCCCTTGGCTGTATAGAGAGCTTCGGCGACTTGTGCGGTTGTCATGTTTCCTCCTTCTTGTAGGATTTCGTTTGCTTTGTTAATGACGTAGTTTACGTCAAGTCCGTTGGGCGCTAGGTCGGGACATCCGGCGTGGTCGGTTCCGGGGACTTCGCGGTGTAGCCAGATGTTACCGTTGAGTCTGTCGTGCCATAGGTGGTCCCAGCCGTATCGCCGGGCAATGTCGGCGCAGAGTGCGGCTGATGCGTCCATGCATGCTTGTGTGCATGGGATTCCGGCCATTCCGCCTTCGTGTTCGATGCTGATGGTGCTGTTGTTGCTGGTGTAGTTGGCGTCAGACCATGAGCCGTTACTTTCGTCCACGTATTGGTGGATGGTTCCATTTCCGCCTATACCGTAGTGGGCCGACGCCGCACTTCCAGATGATTGAAAAACGCTGTCTGTGCCGGTGAGTCGCCCTACCATGATGTGGAGGGTGATGTGGTCTACGTGGTATCCGTTACGTCCGTTGTAGTGGTTGGGTGAGCCTATCCATGCTATGCCATTCATTGCCTAATCTTCCTTAACGTTGTTTTCTTTTTTGTTGATGTTGAAAATATCGAGAATATTCGAGCTGGATAGTTCGGGGTTGATTTTCACGCAATTTTCCACGATTGAGGTGATTTCAATCAGGCAAACACCTGTACATACGGGGATGAACACGGGTAGTTCAGTCCCAAGATTGATGTAATCCGAACCGTATTCTACAATCAACGCGACACAGATTATAGCAAGGTAAGCGAATTTATGCCCGAGTCCCTGCCGCATTCTCTCGCTGGATAATTCACCGTGCATAATCGCGTTAACAACGCCGGTCGCGTAATCGATGAGCACCAGCAGAAACACGACGCCGATAACGATTAATTCATGGATTGGCATGAATATTCCTCACTTTCTTGTACCTGATTGCTGTAGCAAGCCGCCAAGTATCATACTGAACTCCGCTTTTATCTTGTTTTGCTGGAATTTAATAGCGTGCCTAACAGCATACTAAACTCTGATTTTGTTTGGGGGGTTTCGAATCGGACGCGGCCTACGCGATACGCCTCAATTAGTTTTTTGATGATATCATCTGACCTTTTTAACAGTATACATTTTTCATCAACTAGCCGATAGTCCAGTGTGTACCATTTTTGCTTTTTGGGTTGACGGCGTGCTATCTGCCATACCGTCGCGATTTTGCTGTCATCTAGAATTTGGTAGACGGCAAACGAACCATATTCGCGTGTTTTTATTGATAAAACGTATCCCGCGCCGCTGAGGTTGCTTATGAGTGCGTTGCTGTTGTCGCGAAACGTGTTATCAATTGAGTATGCGGCGTAATCTGCGTCGAACTTGCTAAGGAATTGGCCGAACTTGCTTTTGGCGATTTTGGCGGAAAAACCGCCATAATCAGCGAGTTCCACCACAATGAAAGAGTCACAATATCGTTGGTATTGAATCTTGTTATCAATCTGCGGGGTGACGTTGATATTGAACGCCGCAAAATACGGGTTGGCCAAACTCACAGCGTTCGAGCACATGATAAGCCTAACTCTATCGTGCCACCTGTCTACCGTGTTGTAAAACTCTTCAAGCGCTGTGACCTCTCCTCCAAGATAGCGCATGTTGTCTGGGAAAATCTCGTCAAACAGTATGGTGCGCACACGCGGATACGCCACCGATTTGACTTGTCCGGCTTGCGAGAGTGCAATAAAATAGCCTACGATATGCCATACTGATTTCTTTTTCCCGTTTTTGTCCGTTATCGCGTCTCTGTCATCAGCCCAATGGCATTCCGCCTGATTGCCGTTAACCCTAAAGTCCAACTCGGGGTAACTGTCTGCGATATCGTTGAAAAAAGTTCCCTTGTTTTTTTGTTCCTCGGCGGTACGGCGCAGATAGATGAATTGCCACCGTCGTTTCATCCAGTCATCTATCATGAGTTTTTTGCCGCCGTAGGTTTTGCCGAGACCGCGTGCGCCGATGATGAATATCCACGGCGCATGATATGAAAGCACGCGCGTGTAATCATAATAATCATTCTCATTAAGAATTGTCATTCCATCAACCATAACCATAGTATATCACATGTGGATAAGTGTATAATCCTGTGGACAACTAAAAGTTCGGTGGGGCACTAGCGCCGTCCCAGACAACCAGCAGATTATACACAGTCCGGTACCGGCTCGGGTATTGCCCAAAAACACCGTCATTAAGTAGATTATCCAATAAACCGCCCAATGTGGTTGCTTTCGGTAGCGCTCCGGCGTATGCCGGGCCTTGATGATATGCCGACGCCCATAGTATCTGCATTTTGATATCATCATACACGCGGGGATAGCTGTTGTAGTCCGCCTCGAACTGGTTGCGTTGCCCCTGATGTGACTCGGGACGTTGCGCCCATGTTTTGAACGCCGCCGATTCCGCAGACGTTAGAGGGCGTGCAAACGTCCCGCCATCGCCCATGAGTGCCGCTATCTCGGGGCATGTTTTGGCAAACGTCTCATAGCCTGTCGGGTCGGCGGTTTTCATTGCGTTCAAAACGTCCAATCGCCTGTCAAACGACCATTGCGCAATCCCGATGCCTTGCATGTTGGCTAATTCTACCGCGTCCCATTGCAGTGAGCTTTCCACCGTGCCGATACAGTAGAGCGCGTAACTGCTTTTGCCGTTGCCTGTAGAAGGCGTGGCTTGGCCGCCCGAGTCACTGGGCGCTTCAGCACTGCCCTTGGCCGTCCATGTTTGGGCCGTGGCTTTGTAGAAAATCATAGTACCCGCGCCACTGTCGTTGTCGCGGTAATGATAAATGAGGTTGTCCCCTTGTTGTTGTATCCATACGTCACTGCTGGATGTGCTACCCGGGTTGTTCGAGCCGGTAGGGTTCGAGCCGCTGTCATTGTCGCCGCCGTCCGGCTTTTTGCGCGGGTGCAAATATCCGATATACGCTTTTTGCAATGGGAGTAGTTTATGCACGCTCGGCTCGGGGTTTTGCGTAACCACGTCGATATAATCGCCCTGTATTCCATCTACGACAATGGCCACGTGCGTTGACGGATAATCGGGATAGCAGACCTGCCATATGGCAACGTCGCCGGGCATAGGCTCCCATGTGTTATCTTTTTTCTCGAAAATCTCCCCGACTCTTGCGCTTACGGGATGATGCGTATATAGCCCCCCGGCCCAACCGGTGGGGGTGATACAATCCTGAACGCTACACCCGTACTCATCCATGCAGTACTTAGCCCACAAGTCCCAGCATTGTGGACCGTAATACCCGTCCATATCCCAGTAGCGGTTTTCGGTCTGTTTCACCCATGTCTTAAAGTCAACTGCCATACATAACAGTATACCCCGCCCGGCGCACCGAACGGGGTATATGTTTGCGTTTATCTGTGGAAAATCGGAAGCGTACCGACTACGGTAATCCAGCCCGGACCTCCGGAGCCGGTCGAGCCGACAATGTCCCAAATAGTAAAGCTCTTGCCGTCAAAGTGGACCGACACCGGCGTTCCATCATCCTTTGTGCCAATGAACGGAACCCAAGTACCCCACTTCGTCGCCCCATTGATTGTGGCTAACGCATTTCTGTCCCACGCGGTTTTATTAAGGCGTAGGTAAAAAAGCATTTGCAGTCCGGTAATCTGGGGGTAAAATTCACCGCCCGACGTTCCGGGGGTGGAAACATCGGCAATGACGGAATCCCTTCGCGCAGAGTCCGGGCCGCCCATGATTGCCGAAGCAATGTACTGCCCGTAATAGTTGGAACCGATGGTGTTGGGGTGTATGTCGGTCATCCAAGTACCGTTAAACATGCCCCATGTGATGCAAGTCGGGACTACGTGGCAATTTTTGCCTAAGCATCCTTCTTGGATGGTGTTAAGCTTTTTCATTTCTGCAAATGTCGGCCACGTGTTGTCCCACAGCATGGGGAAAACCCAGATTTCAGCGCCGGGGAACTTGCTTACGGCATTAGCGATGGTGTTGGCAACGTCGGTTGTCCCAAGAGAGCTGGGGTTATCATTACGCCCCCCGCCAATCACTACATATTTCACGCTTGATATGTTCGCCCCCAATTTGGTTGCGGCGGCGTCAATCTGCTGGGAGAACGTACTGCCGTCGCCGGTCGTGATGAAGCCGCTACCGCCTGTCGCAAAATTATGCAACGTCGTACCGAGGAGGCTTGACGCTACCGCCACCATAGAATCGGTGGCGGGCGTAGTCGTGCGAAAACCCTTAAAATAGCTGTCGCCAATGGCAACTAAAATATTTCGACTGTCGGTCTTAGGCTCGAATTTATCATCTGCCTGCTGACGGGTGTACACATTGGATGAATCGGCCTTGCCTCTGACAAGACCCACAATCTGCTGTGCCGTCCCCGAATATCCGCCCTGCTGGGTATATCGCGCGTCGGCCTGACTCCGCGTATACACGTCGGCGGTGTTAGCCTTGCCGCTGACCGTGCTGGATAACGAAGATACCGCGCCTTGCAGTGTGGTCAGGTCGGAGCCTTCTGCCTTACCATTGATTGTGGACATAAGATTCTGCGCGGTCGGCACCGACGTGATGCCGAGCGCGTTGAAGTAAGATGCCTGCTTGGCAATATCGGTCTTGTTGGCCTGCGCAAGCTCCTCCGCGCTGTCAGCCGATTCCTTGGCCTGCTGCGCCGCCGTGTTCGCGTTGTTCGCCGCTGCCGTCGCCGTGGTGACGTTGGTGGCGTTGACGTACATTTGATTATCGATTTTCGTCATAGCGTCGGTGAAATCGCCGCGCCATGACGGGCGGTCGTTTGGATTGTCGCCAAACGTCGGTAGATTGTAGTGTCCGGTATGCTGTGTGGTGGACATTGTTATTCTCCTTTTTCTAGGCTTCAACGGTGCCGACGCGGACAATGCCGTTCACGTCCTTGTACATCGAATCAAGTTCGGCCGCCGTCAATCCGAGCGTGCCGGGCTGTGAGGCGGTTTTATCGACCTTGCCCGCAAGTCCCGAGGTGAGAGCGGAGGAGGTGGCAAATCCGCTCACGTCCGGGATGTCGGTTTTCTTGGCGATGGTGCTTGCCACGCCCAGCGGAGAGCCTGACGTGCCGTTGCCGGTAAGGTCGGCAGTGTGCGACACTGACGTAAGCCCGCCCGCAGTGGCAGATGCGATATCATCCGCGTTCTGCTTCATCTGCGCGTCAATCCTCGCCATGTCGCCGTTGTAATCAACGAGCCATGTAGGGCGGTCGATGCCGACAAACTGAGAAAGATTATAGTTTTCGGTATGGTTGGTCGCGGTCATTGTTTACTCCTTACTGTCAAAATTGTTGGCTGTTGGATTGCGTTCAACATAGCGTGCATCCGCCTCTGATTGCGTGATGAACGACATGTCGGCGGGTGGATTCTCAGGCATGCTCTTACCGTAGGGGAATTGTGAGCGTCCGGGAAAATCGCCCGGGACGCAATTATCCACGGCGGTTGCCTTCAAGTCATATTCGCGGGCATTAAGAGTAAGCCCATCGTATTCCTGAGCGGTGAGCCGCATACTATCGTAGTCGCCCCAGAAAAGTCCATGATTGCGGGAATTGTCGTACATGCCGCCCAACACTTGCCCGAGCGGTTGCACGGTACCGTACACTGGGGAGGTTGCCACGCCCTGCTGTTCCATTTCATGAATCAGAGCCAGCAGTTCCGCACGCAATGCGGCCATAGCCTCGTTAAGCTGGGCTACGGTATCCGCAAGAGCCTTGTTCATGGATGTCGTGAGGTCGCTAGTGGTCTCCTCCAGTTTGCTCAAATCACATTGAAGGGTATCGAGATTATGGCGCAAGCATTCAATTAACTGTAATGTGGTCAATCCGTCTCGATACGTGAAAGGAACGGACGTGGGCACCCCACCAAACAGGCGTTGCCGTGGAGTCAGCGCGTTAATGGCAACCATGATTACTCCCCTTCTCCGTAGTTATAGCAGTTACTAAAAATAGTATCATACGACCCCCAGACTTGCATGAAACAGGGTTCAAGCGAGTGTATGACCTCCATATCCACGTTGATAATCGCATTGCGATATTCGATAATGAGGCTCATTGCAGACTGAGACCGGCCCGACGTGTGGGATGAACTACTGCCGTCTGTCGCGTCGTGTTGCCATTCCGTGCTGGAGGTGCTATGCGATTGCGACGTGGTATCTTGCGCGCTATGGCTACTGCCGTCTGTATCCGCTTGCGCCTGATTGGCGTGAGTCGCATACCGAGCAAAATCACCTTGCACGCCTGTTGCCGGAACCTCAGAATCATATGACTGGGACTTGGTGCTACTTGAACTAGTGCCGTCCGATGTGCTTTTGGTCGAACTATCCTGAGACGCGCTGGTCTTGCCGCTGGACTGGGCTACCGTGTTGGACGTGTTTTCGCTAGTCATTTCCACGGTGTTCAGTGGGTCGTATTTTAACGCTAGCGTCCGATAACGCTCATTAAAATATGGCATAATCTGACTTAATGTCATGCCTAGGTAAAAAACAAACTGTTGCACTGTCTCTTGGCCGATTTCACGCAACATGTAATTTTGGCAGATTTTATCATTCAGCTCAGCTCTATGGGCTTCGTCAAAAATCGGGTAATAATCAGAGGATAAATGCAGTTTATCATCAGTATTATAGCCCATGTCAATAACAGCGCCGAGCGTGGCCGTATACTCGGAGGGCACGCGCGTACCCCACTTGCTTAGGTCTTGTGTCATGCCACACCGCCTATTCCGTTTCCAAGGGGGTCTGTCGAGTCAACTGCTGTAGTGGTGTTGCCGCTGGATTGCGTATTATCAATCGCGTTCGGCACACCAGAACTTTGCGTGTCCGCGTATTCCACCCATACGTCTAGATTATACATCCTGTTAATCAGTCGTGCGCCTTCCTGTCGCGCCGTCAGGAAAGCGAGACGGAACATGTCTGTTTTTTCGTTGGCCTGAGCAACCTCAGCACCTATCAAACGTTCCTGTTTTTCCGTCCCGCTGGACTGAACGCCCAGATAACTCAATGCCTCATTAGTCACCTGTGTTTTTTGTTGAATGAATTTGTCCAACAGATACGGTGTCGTGTTGGGCCATGGCTGGAACATGCTGGATGGGTCGAGTGAATCATAGCCGATGATAAACGATTGCCCGTCTTGCTGTTGCTGTAGAATGTTTTCTACCGTGAGCTTGGTACGTTGGTCGGCAGTAATGAACGTCGGCAGTTTCAGCCCGTCCAAGTTGACTTGATATGCCTTATCGATGTCTGCTAAACGCCTTGCGTACATCCAAAGTATGTCATTGAACGACCATCTCATACGATTATCCCAGATGGGCACGCATTCATTGGCCGCCGAGAGAACCTTGTAATGATAGTTAACTCCAACCGGCGAAAACTCGGTCGGGTTATTGTAGAGATTCAAGCGTCCCTGACAAGCCGCCTGAGTCGCCAAAAACGAACCGATACGCCGGTCGTAGAAAAACAAGCAGAGATTATAGTCTAACAGACACGTCTCCATCCAACGTTCATCTACGGTGGGGGGTAGCCCATGCCATTTGAACCGGTTCAGTGCGAGCTCGCGCAGAAGATGATAGTACATGTCATCAAGGGCGACGGCGCGCATTTTGGCATAATTACCACTGGGATGAACGCCGCCGCCCCTACGATTCTGATTTTTTCTCGACCTAGACATGTCTCCAGTATATCACTAGAATGAGATGCCCGGCAATGGGTCGTTATCCGCCCAGTCGGTCACTCCGATATCATCCGGGTTAGTCCATATAGTAGTCCCAGATTCGAACACGCCTTTAATGGTCTGCCGATACTGTTCGGGCAAATCACCTCGCACGTAACACTCTTGCATTTGCCAATACGAGAACTTGGTCATACATTCCAGCGATTGCGGCGGCGTGATGAAACGCTGGACAAAATACCCGTAGCGCAACATGTATTCTCCGACGCTCCGCAGAGCTGAGGGTGCGCACGTCTTGAATCGAACCAACACCCCGACAATACCGTTAGCGAGATTGAACCCGTCCCCACCGATAGCACCGGACGTGGTAGGGGGCGTCAACTGCATTTGCTGGACTTGCGCATTAATGCCAGCGATAGTGTTCTGATAGTCGCCAAACGCGGAACGTTGCGCGTAATCCGCGTTCATATCCGCCATATTTTGGGCCAACTGGTTTGAAAGCGCTGTAGTCTGAGAGCCGTACGTGTTGGCCTGACTTGTCGTGGCCGCGTTAGTGCTCAGAGAATTTGCTGTGGAGAGTTGGGCGGCGGTATTGTTGATACTGCGGTTCGCTTCAGTGTTGACGCCATTCATAACCGCGCCGCCCAGCGCGGACACTGCCCCCCCGACATTGCCCGAAGCGGCGGTACCCGCCACTCCGACCACACCGTTAACTACGTTATTCAGCTGTGCGAGGTCGGCTCGCTGATTGTTGATATACGTCGTGTTGTCCAGACCGGCGTTAAGAGCTGTCGCTTGAATCGCGTTATTGGCGTTGCGGTTGCCGATAGCGAGTTTGTTGGCTTGGGTATTGTACTGGTTTTGCATGGCAGTAGCCGCAAGAGACTGGCTGATGCCCACCTGCGCTTTTTGGTACGCCCAGTCAGCGGACTGTTGACTGTAGGAACGAGTGTAGGCACTGTTCGCCATTGCCAACTGGGCACCATTGTTGACTATCACAAATTGAGGAAAATTGCTGATGCCAAACGCGGCGTCCAACATTTCTCCGCTATCAATGGGCAACCCATTGTTTTTACCAAGTGAGGCAATCTCGCTTGCACCCGCCTTATTGTATCCAACCGGGTAAAAGTTCAAGCGCGCGCCATTGGGCGCGTAATTATGCACCTCTCTAATAACCAGATTATCGCTTTGGATGTTTTCGGGCTTGTAGGTGATATTTGTACCGTTCAAGCAAGAGCATTCTACAGTGGAATAGGGGTAGCATTTGAGTTTTTTAAGGTTTTTATAACGTTTAGGGATATTAAAATTATCACGAAAGTCATTAATGGTAATAATGTCTTCATATCTGCTGGCCGCATTTGTGGCCGACTGGGGGAAACGGTAGATACGATTATTCAATTCCGGGGGGAGTGTTTTCCCGAATAGCTTATCTACGACATAGCCGGATTGATTAAGAAAGTCATCATCTAAAGAGGGTATCATGTACATGTTTACAATACCCTGTGTTATCCATGAAAAAGTAGAGCCCACTCCCATAAACACTCGGATAGACTGGATGTCCTTAAAGTACAGTATTTCAGCACCGTTGGCCATGTTCTCAAACAGAGAGCCGCCCGCAGTAGTGAGAGACGGTTTTTCCTGACTGCCTGCGTCCGCTGACAAATCTACCGTGCTCACGACAATTACGCCGTAATTCAGATTTTTCCCGTCCATGCTGATAAGAGACTTATATTGTTGGTTTACCGTCACCATTTCACTACCGGTGTCCAGCCCCTCGGGTAGTGCGAGACAACTACGTCCATAATCGGTCATCTGGTTTTCGTTGGCAATGCCGATATGCCCTCGCACCACATAGCATGACCCAAACCTAAGTACATGCTGGAATGACTGCCAAACGTCCAATTGCACGGTGAGCTGAGTAGTGTACGCATTGATGTAGTCCACGTGGTTGATGAAATAATACCAATATCGCGGCGTCTCTAAGTCGGGATAATCGTTATACACCACGACATAGTTGTAGTTGGATGCCTCGTTGAATGGCAGTTCGATGCGCACGGGTTGGCCGAACATGTGCATGACTCCATGCACCCTGTCGATGCCGGGCTGTCGGTCGAACCATTCTTGTTGTTTCTGCGGTGATTCGAACCGTGCTAGGTCACGGTAACTGCTATCCCACGGCACGTTACAGAGTTTCAACGACGTGTTGGGCGTCCATTGAGCCCAGTTGAACGTCGCCTCGATGTTAGGGTTGATATCTCTCAGCATACTATCCCTTTCATAAAAAGAAGGGAGTGTTTCACGTGAAACACTCCCTTTTATTATATCGCAGATTAGGCGACCGTTACAGTGCCTTGACCACTGACACCGAACAGCGCGGCGGTCAGCTTGGTGGAACCAGTAGCCACGCCGGTGACTAGACCGGTATTGTCCACTGTTGCCGTCGCAGTGGCGGCGCTAGTCCACGCGGCCTGTTTGGTCACATCGATTTTACGGCCGTCAATCATCACGGCGGTGGCGTGCGCCTGACCTGTCTTATCGGTCTTGACCGAAACGGCGTCAACAGTAATGGACGCGACAATACTCGGACTAAACCCGATAACACCGTCTCCAACCACGGGCACGTCAAGCGACGCACTCACCGTGTTCGGCACTTCGGGGGTCGCCGGGTTGATGTAATCGGCAGTCGCCTGTACCGGGATAACGGTATTGGCTTCATCGATGCCGACCACCAATACGCCGGTCGGGCTAATATACGTCCATTCTGAGAGCTGCTTATCAGTAGCGCCGATAGAGTATTTGACCGCGCCCGAACGCCATGATGCCTGACCATCATTGGTAATGGTAGTGTCAGCCTCGACCTGTACCGCGCCGCCACGTGCCACGCTCTCCGGCGTGGTAGCACCCTCACCATAGGCGGAAAGCTTCAGCGCGAACTTCGGCGTGGTTGCGGCGGTACCTGCCGGCAGCACAACGCTATCCGTAGAACCGACACCATTCCAGAACAGCACGGCCGGGGCGAAACCGGACACCGAAATAATGCGTTGCATGTGCAAGTAGTTGTTGACGCTGTTAATGTTGACGGGGTTGGTCTGCTGGGTCATTTCCTCAATGACTGGGATATCAATGAGGAATTTATCAGTGGTGAGAATCGCCTGAACACCGTTGATGCCGAACCTATCTTCGGGCACAACGATAATGCGGTCGATTGTCGGTTCCGCGTCGGTACGGTGGAACACGGTAGCGAGACCCTGAACGTCCAAAGCGGACTTGACTTCGGGAGAACAGAACAACACCAATTCTTCGGGCTTGGCAAACGTGGGCATGTGACGCGCATTATATCGGGTCGAAACAAATTTGAGACTGTCGGCCCAAGAGCGAATCTGTCGCAACAATCCGCGCGCCTCGTCCTGAGTACTAGTCATCTTGTTCAAGTCAGCGTCCATGTGGACACGCCAGTAACCACCCAGTCGCGCGTACTGCGGAAACATGTGACACATGGCTTCGAAAACGTCAACTTCCGCCGCATTATAGCACGACTGGATAAGCTGAGAGGTCAGCGAGGAGAGGCCATTGTCAGACGTAAAAGCACGGCGGAGAGTCTTATCATCGGTAGTAACCGGGTAAAAATGCGCAAAGTCGAGACGGTGATAGAGGGAGTCCACATCAACTTTCCACTTGCGGAAGTTGTCGGCACCGAGGTACTCGGCGTTTGGGTCGTACACCTGTGCGAGCGGCATACCCACGGCGATTTCTTGCCACGTGTCGCCATACGTCTGTGACGCGCGGGTGAACACAGAAAGCGGGTTCGACCATTTCCACGTGTGTACCATAGTGCCGCCGATGCGGTTAATCAGCGAAGAATAAAACTCGTTCTTCAGCTGGGTGCTGGACATGAGCGTAGAAACGGTGATGTCCATATTGCTTTGAGTCGCGGCGGGGATACGGCGCTGGTATTCCGGGCTGGACTCGTTGCGAATCATGTTCAACAGCTGGACATTATTAAAATCGGTGAGCGGCCGCAACGTCTGCTTATTGGTCACATTAGGGGTTGCCATTAGTCTTCATCCTTTTCGTAGAGGTCATCAAAAGTGAGATAGGTGCCGTTAGCGTCATCATCGGTGAGCGCGTCGGCTTCATCGGGTAGGTCGTTGGACTCGTCACTGCCGCCCAATACCGTCTTGGCGTTTGCGGCCTGAATTTCCGCAAGAGTCTGAGAGATTTCCGTGATAGCCGACTCCAGCGCTGTAATGCGTGCGTTCATGTCGCTATCGGTGTCGGCTTCGGCCGGATTGGCGTCCTTGTCGGTATCGTTGTCCTGTGTTTCCGGGTTCTGCTCGGGCGGGTTGTCTTCGACGTCGCCGTTGTTGTCGGTACCGGGTGGCATGGTGTCGGCCGAGGTGGTGTCGGTTTCGTCGTTGTCCATGATACTTCCTTCCGTTTAAGGCATGGCCCCAATAATGGGGCCATGCAAATGATGTAGGTCATGCCGAGACTCTTACTGCACCTAGGGTATGGCATACCATTTTACATCCCCATACCGCGCATTACCGCGTGCCACGTATGAGGGCTAGCGTGTCAATTCAAGGAGCATGCCCCGCACATTTCTTATTATAACACAAATTCCTGACCGTAGTCATTCATGAGCCTATTCCCCGCGAGGAAACTGTCATACGGTATCGCGTCACGGCGTTTGACCCCGGACAATCTCATGACGGTACCGCCCTCGATGGTCTCCCCGCAATATTTGCGCGGCCCCAATATTCGCAGTCGCCTGTATCGGTAGTCGTTTTTCCATGCGCCCAGCTTGCTTTGGCTAGCCTCGACGCCATGCGGCGCGTCCAATCCAGTCACTATCATACTGTCAGTGTCGGCATATATAACCCTGTCTTGGTTCTGGTTTATCGCACGTGTTAAAATCTGCCGCCCATAGGCGTTAACATACGCGGCTACCGGCATATACGCGAGCGACGCCAAAGCGTTAGCCGGTTTCACATCAAACCGCAACTCATGCGTTGATTCATCCAAAACGGGTTCCATCATGGGACGGTTGATGCTTGCGCCGAACTTTCCCACCAATGAGTTAAGCATGAGCTTGGCGATACGTTTTCGAGTGCCTGTCTCGGATTGTTTCACGTGAAACCATTCATCAACATACGCCTGAAAGTGCCCTTGACTTTTGCGGAACTTCCAGCCACCTTGAATCTCATATATGTCAACATCATAGTTTTCGCGTAACGTCTGTTGGTCTACGTCAGTCAGCGGCATAGTGACCACGCCGAACGTGCTTGGTAGTCGGACGTGCTCGAACCCCCATAACGGCAATAGGTTTGTCAGCGTCGGGCATTTGTCCTTTTTCAACGTGGCGGCAAATGATATGATATCGATATGTAACGGCATGGTTTTGTCCGCCTCATATTTACCGTCGTACCATTCCTGCGTCCCATATGGTAGTGGTAAATTGCGCATGATATACGGGTACAATGAGTTCACGTCCCAGCTAGAGCATTCAGCATATTCACCCGCTTCGGCCTGTAAGTATGCGCCAAAATAGCTAGCCCGCATACACTTATAATCCGTCTCGTCCAATGGCGGGAATTTTTCCCGGAACCTACGATAATCGCCGCCGATGTAATTGTTCATTGCCACCGCGCCTATGGTCGTGCCTTGCAGTTTGTGGGCCTGTAGTGACTGGGCTATGTTCCACGTGGTTCCAAGGTCACTGTCTCCCCCAAAATCGGCCGCGCTTTCGGCAACCTCATTGTCACGTGTGATATTGCGCACGTCTGCAAAATCAACAATGGTTTTGTCCCAGCGTATAGAGAGATTGTAAAAGTGGCCGCGCGTGTCAAACGTTCCGCGTATCCCGTTGGATTGCGGCGACGTGGCGTGAGGCAATATTCGAAACAAATCAGTCGCGAGTCGTTCAATGTCAGACCAACCATGAGCGCAATAAACGCGCGTATTGCAATCGCGCTGAGTCAGTTGCATTACCGTATTCGCTGAAAGTTCCATTGCCCCCAGTTCGTTGTCCAGTAGTGTCGTACCGTCGGTAGCCGCCGCCAAACGTACCGCCATGATACCTCATTTCATTTGTTCTGCCTGAGTCAGATAGTCCGCTATCTGATTTTTTACGTCGGGCATGGTACCCGCATTTGTCGCCCATTTTTTCTGATTTTCGTCATAATGCGTACTTTCATCCAACAGGCTCATAAAGGGCGTGTTTTCGAGTAACCAATTTTTAGCCCTGTTGCTAAGTCTACTATATCTTGCGGCGATTGTCACGCCCATTGATTCAAGCTTTTGCTCGTACACACCACTGCGATAATCGAGAGTCAGCGGCCGGAAATTTTCAGAGCGTAGACTGCTGGGCAAAAAATCACGCAAATCAATCGGCCTCATCCCGGCAGCGCCGGCATATGCTTTGATGTATGCTTCAAGTTCATCACGTCGGCCGTGCCTGATTTTTTCGCGTACCCATGTTTTGTTCGCCAACACGTTCTTGCGACTTCTGATTAGATTGTCTTCGGGTGTTTCGTGTATGATACGGCCGCCCAGCACTTCAAACGGTGACTCTCCTCTTGATTCGAGGTCACGCAATTCACCCACGGTGTACTGTTGCATATTAAAAGCGTTATACTGTTGCGCACGCTTGATTTTCTTACGCGCTTGGACACGTCTACGCTGTTGCTGTCGTAGAGTTTTGCGGCGTTTCGGCGGCGCGTTATCAATCTGCTCGTCTGTGATTAATGGGCGATTAGCCAACTCTCTGTCAAGCTTGGTGATAGTGACGTCCGGCGTGGCTTGGAAAATACGCGCGTCCCTTGCGCGTAACGCCTCTTGCTGTTCTTCAACCTTTTGAGCTACTCTTCCGGCGACTTGTTCCAGCTGTCGAACTGTCAGTTTGCCTAGGTTTCTATCATTGATAGCGGGGACGCGTCCGGTGGAATAATCGCGCAGACGTTCGTTCAACTGCGCTTGCTGAGAGCGTGCGCGTATGGTTTCGCGTCGCTGTTGACGCTTGTTGTTCCTACCTCGTTTAGCCATACGCCCCCGCTTTCCGAGATTAAATAACCCCCTATGCCATAACTCATAGGGGGCTAGTGCTTGGCGGCAGTGTGAGCTTTCTAGCCCACTCTGCCTAGTATATCACTTGGACTCCTTGGAGTCCAGTACCGGTTCGATGTCAAAGAATTTGTAACCGGAACGCGCCTTCTTCTCGACCACCTTCATAACAAATGGTTCGTCCCACTTATCCGGCGTGCCGAAAATCGAGAACATAGTGCCGAACGAACGCGCAAGAGACGGGGACGTAGCGGTAAAGTCGCCCTCTTCGGCGTGGATAATCACACGGGTAGACGGATTCAATTCACCGGTTTTCTCGTCCGCAACCTCGATAGCTTGCGCGGCCACGTTAGTGACGTGCAAGACTTCATTCAAATGTTCATCAATCTTATCGCTGGACTGTAGGGCCGCGTAGAGAGCGAGCTTGCCTTCCATTGTTTCGGTGTTGAAAAAGTGGGAGAGCGCGTTAGCGCCGTTAGCGCTGAAGTTGTTGCCCTGTGCCACGGTGATATCGGTATTGGTGTTGTCAGTCATAATAATTATGCCGCCTTATCTTATTGTTGGTTGGTTATTGTTATTATTCTTCGGAAAGGATATCATCTTCAACCACGGTATCAATATCGTTGATACCCTTGTAGTCGATAATGGCATCTTCTCCAAACTTGCAAATCTTATAATACTCTTCATCTTCGAGGGTGGTCAACTGCGCATGATATTCAGCACTGGTCGGCAACATGTTCTTATTCAGTCGCTTAGCCTTCTTCATGGCCTTTTCTGCGGAACGACACGCGCCATCAACAATGACTTCGATATTTTCGAGTTCACCGTTCTTGCCACGCTGGACACCCTTAACCACGGAGTAGTTTCGAGTTCGCTTAATCATATTAGATACCACCTCACTGTTTGTTGGTTATAATGTTTTGATTCATAGTCCAAAGTGCTATGTCTTTATCATTATAAACTTCATCTGTCAAACTGTCAAACGATTTGCAACATTTTTCGATAATAAAATCATAGAAAAAATCGTTATCCCAAAACTTTTTCATGCTGAAATCGTATCCACCTTTAACCCACACCACGGCACACCACGCTATCAAGCCGGGGACAATAATAAGCCCATCCAGAGTGACTATACCGTCCGACCGGTTCTCAGCGTCCTTGAACCCGTCGCCGGGTTTAAGAGTCGCGCAAACCTCAGCGGCACGCAAAATACTTTCCCGATATGAGGTCTGAGGGCCTTTGCTTGAGTAAAATCGACCCATAAGAGCAGTGGCCCGGCAAAACGTCTCCCAGTCGCCATGCTCTGCATCACGGAACAAGCTGGCGACATACCGTTTCACGCCTTTCAGTACACGACTTACGCGCTTATCGTTTAGAATATCATCGTTGAAAGAGTTTCGCGCTACCGGTGTGCTATGAGACTCGCTAAAATCGCGCGGCCATATGTTCAGCATCATACCCCCTTTTGTAAGCAGCCTTATACGTTTCTACAAAAATCTTCGGAATTGACTTATCATAATCATCATACCTATTATCATGCATGTAGTCAAGCGAGCCGCGCAACTCACCCAAACGCCCAAAATAGTTTTTAGCAAATTCATCGAAAATCATCACACCACCTCTCCGCGTTCTTCAAGCGTCAAACTCAGAATAAACTCCATCCTTTCCCGAGCTTCATCAATACGGTAAGGGCCTTCAACTACCGGCACTACCTCAACGATATCATCATACCGAGCGTAAAACCTCAAATAAAACTCATTAAAACCGCCACTAACATTAGCGTACTCTTCAACGTCTTCGTCACACGTCGCACCCTTGCGCAATGAGTGAAAAACCACGCCCAAGTCACCAGTAATACGCTCCGCTTTCAACTTCAACATGACTCGGCCAACTCCTTACGATAATACTCACTATTATACCACACTTTATCAATGCGGTACCCATACCGACTATTATGAGGCTTACCCAACTGCCTCCGAACATAATCAGTCGCCGCCTCATAAGAGTCATGCTGACAGAACATAACCGGACATCTTGTCTCGCTATCATACACAGTCACTTCAAACACTACAACAATTCCATCCATCACAAATATCCTTTCAATCCTCATACTTCTTCAGCAAAAACGACGAACAACACAATAGGTTAAACAATAAAGCGCCCCGGTCGATATCATTATGAATCTCACAAACAGACCCATTAAACTTGATATAACGCTTACCGTCTTCAACATACTCTTTCACTGACACACTATATCGCATTATCTATCACCTTCACTCTTTTCAACAGAAGCACTCAGGACGCTCAGAAACAAACCTCATCAAGCGATAAACAAAGCCCACCATATTGTCCATAGCCGAACAAACCTCGCCAGAACAAGAATCATACGTTTCAGTGAAGAATTTTACAATCACAAACCTCCTTAGATGATAGCGCAAGATAAGAACCTCCTTCCCGCCCAGCTCACCAGTCTCAAAACGAACAGAAATACCAGTCATCTCAACTGCCATCCTTTCTTCATTCTTTGGTTGACAATCAATATAATAACACACAACACACAAACACACAACACACGGCGTGTCGAAAACAAAAAACCAGAAACGAAGACGAAACGAAAAGTCAGAAACGGGATAGAACGAAAGAGACAAGACACGTGGGAAATCTTAACGCTCTGGGGCACCCC